TCAGGGCGCAGACTACGACTTATCAGGATTTGTCACCGACGATGAGTGGCGAAGATTTAAAGGACAATCATAATGAGTTTTGGGAAAAATAAATCAGAGAGTAGCCAAACATTCGACCCGGAATTAAAAGCGGCTTTAATGGATGTTTTCAATACAGGGAAGAACCTGTATGACACGATGGAATACCAGCCTTATGACGCAGCCACAGTATCCCCTCTATCGCCGATGCAGCTTGCCGGAATGCAAGGTGTGGTTGATGCTGCCCAAGCTGGCATTGGCCAGAACGAGTTGATGAATGCGATCAACACCACTGGTGCGCTTACGAATTTCAACCCGCTGGCAGTTGGCGCAGACACAATTGGAATGGATCGTGTGACATCGAGAGACATTGGCCCAGGGTTCATTTCAGAGGAAAGAATCAATCCGTTTGCAGCGATCAATGCACAAAACGTCGGTGCTGATTCAATTGCTGCCGAAAGATTTAGAGATCAAAGCCTTACTCCATATATGAATACGTTTGAAGACACGGTAGTAGACAGCGCCCTTGGTGACATCGAAAGAGCCAGGCAAATGCAGCAAAACCAGAACGCCGCAAGCGCAATAAGCGCAGGAGCGTTTGGTGGAGATAGGCAAGGCATTGTCGAAGCGGAAACTAATCGTGCAGCCCTGGAACAAGCCGCAAAGACGGCAGCAGGACTTAGGCAGAGTGGTTTTGAGTCAGCAGCAAAACGACTTGAGGCCGATGCCAATCGAGGACTCACGGCTGATCGATCTAATCAGCAAAGCAGCCTTGCAGCCCGACAGAGCAATCAAGGAGCGAATTTAACAGCGGCTAGGAGCAACCTCACAGCCGAGCAAGCCAGAGCAACTCAAAATGCCCAAAATGCGTTAAGAGCAAGATTGGCCAATCAATCAACGGATTTTCAAAGCCAATCCCAAAATGCTCAAAATGCATTGAGAGCCGGACTAGCCAATCAATCAACGAGATTTCAAACAGGGCAAGCCAACCAGGATGCCAGACTTCGGGCGGCGCTTGCCAATCAGAACGCCGTCAGTGATGCAGCGAGATTAAGAATGAATGCGGCAAATCAACTTGGCTCCCTTGGCCAAGATTTACGAGGCACCACCTTCGCAGACATGAATGCAATTTTGGGCGTGGGTGATATGCAGCAACAACAGTCGCAAAGAATCCTTGATGACCTTTATCAACGGTTTCAAGAAGAAAGAGACTTTCCTCTACGAATGTTTGATGTGTTGAGAGGCGCGGCGGGGATCTTGCCTAATCCGTTAACCTCAAGTTCGTCAAGCAGAGGATGGAACGCAGGAATAATTTGATGAAAATACTTGATGCAATCATTGGTGGGATCGGAGATCGAATGGGTCAGATTGGTGACAACCTAATGGACCCAATGGGCATGATTGGCGATGCCATTAACGACAATGAATTTTTAGCCTTGATGCAAGATCCAAAAAACTTCGAACAGTTTATGCTGAATCAAATGAATGATCCGCAAAACAAAGTCAGGCGAAGAAACAGGCGTAGCAATCAGATTCCAGAACTCGGCATGAATTCACAAATGCCAGCCATGCAAGGTGGATTTATGAATCAAATGCCTAATTACCTAAACACGGATCAGTTAATCCTGGGGAGTTTATTAGGATGAGCGAAATGGATTTAACGCGCCAGGATGATCAAACAGATATAAGAGAAATGTTTGATCGATTGTCTCCCGCGCAACAACAACAATTTATGCAAAGTTTCGATAATCAAGAAACCATCTTGCCTTATCAATTTAGAAGGCCAGAAAACTTTGGCCAGGCAATAGGAAATGTTTTTGGTAATCTGAGAAATCAAATCGGCATTAAGTATGGAACTCGACCAGATCCTTCAGGAATTTTAGCGAACCAAAAATATTTGGCGAGCCAATTTGACTTAATGAGAAGTATGGATGCCACTCGCAAAGAGCAAAATTTTAGATCGGCAATGATAGAGCGCGGAGTCGATCCAAATATTGCAAACAATGCTTCTGTTGATGTGTTGGGTGATATTTTAAAAGAACGACAATCTGCGCCTTTTTATGGCCCAGCCGGGAATATGTACACGCAAAATAAAACGACTGGCGAAATTACAAAAGTGACTGATCTGCCAAAAGAGATACAAGAGTATTATTTAAACGAAAATTTTTCTAAGACAGGTCCAGAATTAAATCAGGATCAGGCTAATTTAATAAAAGGCGAGACAGGCACAAGCTTACCACCCGCAGGATTTTCGACTAACAGACAAGAGCCAGCAATTGGTCCTTACGAATCTCAGAGAAGAAAAAAACTAGGAGATACGTTAGGAGAAAAAAACCAAGCAACAGTTTTAGGTTTAGGTACTACTTACTCTGAAAATTCTTACGGTGCAGCAGAGCAATTAAAGCGCTTGTCTGATATGCAAACTCTGTTAGAACAAGGCACCCGAACTGGTGGTGGCCAGGAGCTCATTACTGGATTGCAAAACCTTGGTTTTAATTTAGGGTTAACAGACGCTGACCCCACGATGGAACAAGTGTTTAGCGGATTAGCCACTGGCTTTATTTTGCCTCTAGCTAAAACACTCGGTGTGAATCCTACTGACAGAGACATGGAGCTCATTGGGACGGCAGCAGCAGACCTTTCTAAAACTCCACTCGGCAACATGATCATTATCCAAACTAAAATGATTGAACTAGAGAGAGCCAGGTTAATCCAGAGCAATTGGTTAGATTACACAGAAAACAATATGGAAAGTTATAAATTTGATCCGACCACTTTTAAAAATGGCTGGGAAAGAAAGCTTTTCCAAATACAACAAAGCCCAGAGTTCAAAGGCGCTGATGTCTTACGTTTGAAAGCACAAGCAGCCTCCGCTTTAAATATGCAACCCAATGTTGACGCAGGGTTAAAAAAGTTTGAGAAAAAATAATGAGTAATGTAACGCGGGAAAAATTAGAAGAGTTTTATCAGGGCTTGGTGCAAATGCAGCGAGAGGGCAGACTTTCTAAAGAGGGAGAAATGCTCATCGATGCAGTCAACAAGGGCAGTATCGCGCCAGCACAATTAGGAACAATTTTGCAGGGCGCGACCTTTAGTGCAGGAGATGAATTTACCGGGGCTCTCAGAAACTTTTTGCCGAGCATCATGGGACCGCAAGACGCCGCAATCACGCAAGCCCTGAACGAAGAATATGGGCCAGCGAATCAATTCTCTCAACAAGACATTGCCACCGAGCTCGAGCGTAGGCCGTTGCGACAATTTGCAGAAGAAAACCCGGTCAGTGCTTTAGGACTTGAAACGCTAGGCGGTTTTGCGACAGGTGGCCCAATGGGTGCTACTCGCTCTGTTGGTAAAAACTTAGCGTTAGCTGGTGGCTCTGGAGGACTATCTGGATTCATGGCCGGAGAAGGAGACGCAACTGATCGCCTTTCCTCTGGTGCGATTGGAACTGTTGCTGGGTTAACGACTCAAGGTGGCATCGATTTATTGAGCGGTCCTTTAGCCCAAGCTTATAAAGCTGTTTTTCAATCAGGCAATCGCCGCATGAAAAAAGACGGCAGGGAGCTCGCTAAGAAATACCTAATTGATGCGATAGAGAGCGAGGGCTTATCAGTCGAAGAAGCAATTCAAAGAGTTGCTGCGCTCGAGGGAAAAAATTATTCGCTTGCTGATTTGAACCAAAACACACAAGCATTGACTGATGCCATTAGCGTGTTACCTGGCCCCGGTAAAATTCAAGCAAACAATTTTCTCAACCAAAGAAGGTTGGGAAGAAGCGCAAGGATTGAAGGATTTTTAGAAGAAGCATTTGGAAATGAAGCAAGTTTCTATAAAGACTTTCAGGCGGTGAAATCGGCCAGGGGTGCAGCGGCAGAAAAACTTTATGAAAGCGCAAATAAAAAACTCATTCCTTACGACAACGAATTTCAAATGATGATGCAAAACCCTGTCATGCAAGATGCTTACAGAAAAGGAATGCGGATCGCTGCCATTAAAGGTGAAACTGACGGCGTTAACTTCAGGCTCACGGACCAAGGTCAGATAATTAATGATAAAGGCGATCTGGTAAATGGGGTGCCGACTCAGTTTTTGCATTATTTAAAAATGGGCATTGACGATGTTGCGTTTCCTAAAATGCCACAAGAGGGAATTGGTGCGACCGAAGTGATGGCCACAAGAGATTTTCGAAAAGGATTTCTTGATTGGTTAGACAATGCAAATCCGCTTTACAAAACAGCAAGAAATACTTATGCGGGTGATACTGCTGTTATGAACGCAATGGAAACTGGTCGAGACTTTCTTAGAACTAAAGACACCGACGAGCTCCTGGCTACACTTAGGCAAATGAATCCTTCAGAGCTCGAGGGTTTCCGACTTGGTGCTTTGAATGCATACCAGGATCAACTCGACATCTCACCTGAGACTGCAAATGTTGCGTTTAACTTATTTAAAACGCCGCGTAAAAAAGAACTGCTTCGATTGTCTTTCCCGCCCAATGAAAAAGGGCAGAAAGATTTTGATATTTTTTACGACAACCTTTTGCGCGAATCACAAATGCACGTTACTGAACGAGCCGGGATGAACTCGGCAACGCAGCAAAGGCGAGAGCTCACGAGCATGATGCGAAACGACGTTGCATTGAGCACGGACATTCCACGAGACATGAATCAAATCATCTTCAACAATTTGCGCGAGAGATCAGCGGTTGGCCAGGACACTGCTTTGATGGAAATGTCTAATGAGCTTGCCAAGATGATGACCGAGGTAGATCCTGTCAGGCTAAAAAGAATCCAAGAAGAGCTATTAGGCGGTGGAGATTTGCTTACTGTAGTTAAGAGAAACGCCCCTGAGTTCATGGATAAGGTGTTGCCCTTCATTGGCCAAGGACTTACCCGAGCTCCTTTAGTCGGCAATATAGTAGGTGGTAACGCTGCAACTGCTGACCCATTCGAAGCCAGAGGGTTAAACCAACAACAGCAACAACTCTTGACGCCCTAAAACCAACGGCAAAAACAATTGGTACCCATATTGGTACCCCTAAGAGCCCCTTAAAAACCAAACCTCTTGATTATACTGGGCTGTAGAGCATTGGTGGCGGAGGGGCAGGGAGTCCCACCTCCTAGACATACCTAGACTAAGTATCACAAAAACAATCACTTACATATCTTTTGTTAGACACACCTAGACAGGCTATGTCATACTTCGCCATCAAATGGACCCCCTAAAGGTACCCCTAAAATGCCAAAAACTTTATCAGATGTGCAAGTCAAAAACTTGAAACAAACAGGTAGTTTTCGTATTGCGCCATCGCTCTATTTAGATGTATCAGAAATAAATGATGGAATTAAAAAAAGATGGAGGCTGCGTCAAACAATCGACGGTAAACGGAAATGGATTTATTTAGGCTTATATCCAGCGATGACACCAAAACAAGCTCGAGCAAAAGCAGCCGAGCTCCTGAGCTCAGACCAAGCGCCGCAAGAAGTTTTACGCGAAGAGAAACAAAAGAAAGTGTTGAGCGCTAGGAAGACTGAAAAGAAAGTTACTTCCTTTGCAGTGGTTGCCGAGGATTATATTCAAAATATAAAACGCCCGGTCTGGAATGATCGAGGTCGAAGCGAACAGTCCTGGCAGAACACTTTGAACAGTTACATCTTGCCAGTAATTGGTAAGAAAGAAATCGAGGACATCTATCCCGACGATGTTGTGAAAGTTTTAAAACCGATCTGGACCATCAAGCATGAAACGGCAGTCCGCACTCGATCTAGAGTAGAAAACATAATCGACTACGCAATCGCAAAAGGAATCAGCGAAAAGCGTAATCCGGCTCAGTACAAAAACTTGCTCGAAAACCTTTTACCGAAGTTCAAGCCAGAAATAAATCACCATGCAGCTTTGCCCTTCGATGAGCTCCCAGGCTTCATTTCTGAGATTTGGGACAGAAAAAGCGGCTCGTACAGTGCCCTAAAATTGATTTCGCTTACCCAAGTACGCAGTAATGACGCCAGAGAGGCCGTCTGGAACCACTTTGATTTGCAATCTGGCGTCTGGATGTGCCCGATTCAAAAACTGGGTGGGGAGGTGCATAAGCTGCCAATTCCTAAAAGATTACTTTGGTTACTTCAGGAAATAAAAGAGTATTCGCAAGATGAGAGATTGTTTCCAGGCAGCGGCAAGAATAAATTCATCAGCAGCAAATCGCTCGATAAATCCTTAGACGTTTTTTCTCGTACTGATGCCCTGGGCAAGCGAGTCACGATTCATGGTTTCCGATCTACGTTCATGGATTGGGCCACGGCCACTGGTGCAGGAACTCGAGAGGACGCAGATCGCCAACTCGGGCACCGAGAGAGAAACGCGGTCCTCGCCGCTTACATGAGGACCGACCTCTTCGACAGGCGCGTTAAATTAATTCAAGAGTACGAGGACTTTGCATTCTCCGACGTTGCTTTGGAAAGCCACTGATCAACTTCTTCAGCAATGTAATGCACTTTAATCCCCATTGGTTTTCTTGGCTTAGGAAAACTAGGATCTCGATCTAACATTCGATCAATGGTGCGGGTACTGACGCCACACTTTTTAGCCACTTCTTTTTTGGTCAACAAATTCACGCTATTAAAACTCCTATAACTACAATCCCGGTTAACGCATAGCCATAGACACTTGGCCATGCAATTCTTTCTTTCCAATCAGCAGGGTTCTCTCCCCAGCTTCGTCTCTTCAAAATTCGCATGTTCCTCCTTCGCATCCAGTTTGGTTCATGAATGCTTGCAGTTTCTGATCGTTTATTTCTCCGAGCTCTTTTCCTTTTTTTCCTTCCACTTCTTCTATTAAAAATTCGACGTAGTGCTTTATCTTTTTTAAATCTTCGATGCCGTTTTTCTCTCGCCACCGAGAGATGTACTTCACAATGTTGCCTTCGATATAACTTAATCCGTTGGCTTGAATATATTCTATGGGCTGAATGGCCATGCCCTTGTAATGATCGCCGCCGATTTGTTTGTCAATCGCTGACATCTTGTTTCCCATTTTGCCGACGTATCTCTTCTTTGATTTCTTGGAGAAGTTGCGTAACCTCTCCGGCCCACTCGAGCGCCTCTCGCGCATCATCGTCGTCGATCTCGATTGTAATTTTCGTCATCCCGCGAGTCTCCCATCAAATGTCTCTTTAATCTGATCAACGGTTTCATCACCGATGATCCTGACGTCTTGGGCGAGGCTGATCTCAATCGAGGAGTATCCGGGCTCGCCGTTCAAAAATTCTTTTCCGTTCTGAGTGTTTTTATATTTCACGCTCTCGCCTTCCATCTCTATGAACTCCGCCCAGTTTTCTATCAGGTGCGGGATGAAGCGGTGCTGATCACACCCTTGCTTTTGCAATTGGCGCGTGAGCTCCAGGTTTTTCTTTTCACATAGCCAGCGGCCATCCTCTTTTTCCGGCGTGGAATGAACGCAAGTCCGGCAATTAGCCTGGGGCGTTTGCTCGTAATGACAGAGCTCCTTATAGTCGCAGAAGCGGCATTTGAAAAACGTCGGGTCTTCGCTCAACTTCGTTGGCGGAGACTCGGCAGCGACAATCGCTTCGGCCTTTGCCTCAATCCTGGCTCCTTCATCCGGGTCATACTCAACGCGCTCGAAGTAAAGGGCATCGTCGTTTTTATTCACCACGATGTAGGCCGCAAACTTAAGGCCAGATAGATGCATGTAAATCTGCATCTGGGCAAAATGGACTGGCTTTGCTGACCGCACTCCTGCTTTCTGCACCTTTTTAAATTCTTTGTCGCTCGAGGTTTTGAATTCAGCCAAGTGCCACTCAGGATGATCCGGCAGATTTTTTAATGCACCGTCCAGGTGTCCGCCTCCGTGTCCCCAAGCAAAACTCACTGCGAATTGCTCACCAGTTTTTTCATCGACTTCGTAGCAGTCCACGCCAGCGTCGGTGAGATATTTTATTAATGCGGGCTCCTCTCTATGACCTCGATCAAAGAGGCGCAAGATGCGAGGACCAAAGACAATTAGCATCGCCCAACGGAATGAGTACCAAAGCTTCCGTTCACACTCTTCGCCAATCTGACTGCCGCCAAGATAGTGCCGTCCGACCGATGGCGGATTGTTCTCCGCCACGGCCAGGTCGATTGCTTCGATGAGCTCTAGCTCTGCCAAGGGGCTTTTTCCTCTCCGCCAAGGTTAGGCACTGGATCATCGAAGTTGCTCTGGTTGGCTGCCTTCGTTGGTGCTTGAGGAGCCGGGGCTGCTTGAGGGAGCGGTTTGTATTTCTTGATTGCTACTCTCTCAGTACCATCTCGCTTGTCTACGTCAATTTTGGTTTCAACGATGAGCTCTTTATTTAAGATGTCCTCTTCGTTTTCTGCCGTGCCGGAAAGGCCAATTGCCCTGCACAGTCGAGAAAGCTCCTCAACTGCAATTTTCTCAGCAACCGGATTACTGTGCTGGATGTTATAGAAAATACTGAAGTCCTTTCCCTCCTGGGGACCAGCACCTTTTACTTCGAAGCCAAGTCGCAACCATTTCCCAGTTCCTTGGTTGTTGTCTCTTTGATCGCTATCAAAAATCACTACATGGTAATTCCCTGGCGGGATTGGTGTGTTGTCGTAAGAGCCTTGATCTTGATCTTCAGACTCATTCTGGATTGAAAAATTTAGATTACCCATTTACTGCTGTCTCCTTCTCTTCTGGATTAATTGCTTCTTGTAATGCGCTCCAAAAATCGCTCCAACTAAGCGGTATCTCGCCTTGCAAGTTGTAACGATTCTTGGCCGTGTGATGTGGGCCACCAGTGGTTACCAGGACGCGCTCCCCGGTGTCGATGCCCTTGTTGCGAGTTTGACCAAAACCTTTGTCTTCTTTACGCAATGTAATTTTGTGCTTTGCAAAGAAAACGCAGTCCACGGTTTCAGCAACAATGCCTGAGCTCTTTTGGTGTAGTTTGAGATCGTGCTTGTCTAATTGGCCATACTCGGCATCGTCGATTTTCTTTTGCTGATTGTGTGCTATCAAGATGATTGCCATCTTCTTCGTTTGCCGAAGTGTCTCAAGCTTTTTCAAGAAGACTCGCCATTCCTGAGCGGCAGCATTATATCCAGCACCATAGCCAGCCTTGTCGATGTTGGCCCAGCCGTTTTTGTGGCACAGGTCTGCCCAGATCAACGGCTCGAGGTGGTCAATTGAATCAACGACCAATGTGCCGTACTTGTGCTCATTGTTGAGAAGGCTATCGACGGCCTCGAGGACTTCCTCGTAACTGGTCGCAATGCCTTCGCTTCCGAAATGAAAGGTGTCAATTTCTAACAAGCCTTCACCTTTTTCCGTTTGAATAAAAATGGGGGAGGGTGCCTGGCTTGCGAAGGTCGTTTTGCCAACTCCGCTTGTGCCGTGGATGCAGATCATGGGAGGACTTCCTAAGCCCTTGGTTTTTTTAATTGCTGATAAATCTATTGCCATATGCTTTCCTTTTGTTTTTTAAAAAACTGGCGGGAGTCATGAACGTATCTGAGCTCTCTCCCGCCAGAAGTACTTCTAGGGGATTCAGAGCTCAGAGAATTGTTTCAATCGTAATGTTGGGCTTTTGTGGTTCAGACACAATGCAACGCGAAAGAATCTTATAGGTTTCAGGTTCGTTGTTTTGCAGATATCTAAGTCGCTTGGTGTCCAGCACTTCGCTGATTTTGAGCGGCAACATATCATCTGGAATTTCACCACGGACTTCGTTTAAGGCTTTGCCGTCGAAGCTGCGTTTGATTTGTTTTTTAACAACAATCTTTTTGTTGTGGCGGGTCGTTGTGGTGGCCTGGCCTTCGACTTTTTGTTCCAGCAAAGGCAGCATTCGTTGCTCAACTTCTAAACGCTTTTTCCTTGCAGCTTCCTCACAAGCCTTTTGCATCAGCCAAATTTCTGCAAGCTGGTCGAGATCAGGTTCGTTGTGATTAACGATATTAAGGTTGGTCATGTCGCGCCTCGGTTAGTCTGTTTAGGACAACCTTAGCGCAACTTTTTAGGTATGTAAACTCTTAGTACGATTTGGGCACAAGGTGTTTCATTTTATGAGCTTAAATGCTTTGAAAGACGCTGGATCATATCCAGCTAAAAAATCTTTGTAAGCTTTCCAGTGTTCATAAAGAGTGCGTCCAGATGTGTCGGGCTTTTCAGCAAAAAGCAACTCTGGATGAGGCAACGTAAACACGCCGTCGGTTTCAGCAAAAATTCTCCACATCGTTATTATGATATCTTCATAGTCGCTTGGAATACTGAGGTTGTACCACTCGCTTCCTGTCAAATAGACGAGCCCTGGCAAACTTCGATTACCATCTTTGGTTATGTGTGCCGCAAGATAAACTCTTGGAAACTTAAAGCGCCGTCCGTCTGTCCAGATAGGTGCTGCTTTGATGGTTCGTTCAACCAATGGGTGGTTCATATAAGATTCGCAAAAATGACTTTCTTTTGCGGTGTGATAATCGGAACAGTGAATTAATTCAATGCCGTATTTGCTGGTGTGGCATGGGAAGACTTCTCCCATATAAACTGTGTTAACAAATCCATTCACTAACCGCCAAATCCTCTCTCGCACTTGCGAGCGTGTGTTAAGAATTGCTACTGCCATTGCCTCTACTCCTGGTTTCCACGTCCTGGGCTTTTAAAAACTCTTGCTTGATGCTAAGAAGCATCTTATATCGGTCATCACTCAAAAGATTTACATCCTGCCAATCATTAATACGGCCATCCGTGTGTTTTTTTGCTGGTCCGACACTAAAGATTTCATCAAGCAAAAAGCTCGGCTTGACGTTAAACAGGTTGCAAAGTGCTGCAACGAATTCTCTTCGGGGCGGTGATCTTTCGGGTACATCTTTTTCCCACTTCGCTAAAGCCGTGTGGCTGATGTCTACCTTATGTTCTTTTTTCAAAAGTTCAGACAGTTCTCTCAACGAAAGACCGCGTGCTTTTCGTAAATCTCTAAGCCGGTCACAAAATAAGACTCGTTGCTTCGCCATTTTTCTTCCTTTTGTTTTGTTTGGTCTGCCTAAGACATTCTTAGACAGAGCCAGACAAGCTATCTTGTTTCTTCCTAGTTGACAAGTGTTACGGTAAAAAAAGTTTGGCAATTGGTTTTTAATTAATGTAAAACCTTGGGACGAAAACGAACTGTTAGTACACAAAATGCTCCCTGATTTAGTATGGACCAAGATAAAAGAATTCGGAATAACCAACCTTTCGAACCAATTAAGCATTTCCCGAAGAGCGATTTATTCTTGGAATGATCGAGGCAAAATTCCGCCCGAGAGAATAAAAAGTTTAATGGAGCTCCTAGAGCTCGACCTCGAGGAAATTAGCTGCGCAGTATGGCGGGATGCTTCTTAGTATGAGCGCTCGAGACGAAGCGCAGAGATTAATCGAAGAAGGGCTCACCGTCATTCCTGCCCACCCTATACGAAAACATCCTCTTGTACCCTGGGCTCAGTGGCAGACTGAAGATCCGCCCGATCATTTATACGAGCGTTGGCTCGGACGAGAATTTGAGGGGGCGAACTACGCCATTGTTTGTGGCAAACAACTGGTGGTGATTGATGCCGACAGCCAAGAGGCAGAAGTCTGGATTAAAGAGAATCTGCCCTTCACGCCGCGCACCGTTAAAACTTCAAGAGGAAGGCATTTTTATTTTCAGGCAAGCCCCGATCTCGAGATAAGAAACAGCACCAATGCCAATGCCAAGATCGATGTGAGAGGCAAGGGCGGCATTGTCATTGCGCCAGGCTCAGTTCATGAGAGCGGAGCGGTTTATACGGAAGAGGTGGTCGAGGGGTTCGACGGTGATTGGAGAGAGTTGCCGCCTGTTTTGCAGACAGACGTTTTGCGCATCGAGGACTACAACAAGGGAGGGTTTCTTCTTGATCCTTCAAAACTTGGTGTGGAGGAGGGTGGCGTTGGTGTTAGTGGACGCAATGACGCAACTGCGAGGAAGGCAGGACACCTTATTAAAGATGGCCATTCCTTAAACGAGACAATCGAAGAGCTCCTCCAGTGGAATCAATTCAACCGACCACCCCTTGATCGAGAGGAGATCATCAGGACCGCTCGCTCTGTTATGCAAACGCATGAGCGTAATGAGGGCGTGAGAGAGAAAGAGAAGGAAGAAACAAAAGAAGTATTAAAGGGAGAGCTCGAACCAGTTGCGTTTGCCTTGAG